GTTCTTTTCCTCTCTCCCCCTTCCGGCTGATGCCTGCTCCCGCGGTTAAGCCTCGGCTTAGTCCTTCGCGTCGCGGCTACGGTGCGGCGCATCAGGCTCTTCGCCGCCGTGTTGAGGGCGCGGTCTTGTCGGGTGGTGTGCGGTGTGCTCGGTGCGGCGAGCTGATCCATCCGACCGACGCCTGGGATCTCGGCCATGTTGATGGGTCGAAGTCGCGGTATGCGGGCGCGGAGCATCAGGCGTGTAATCGGGCGACGGCGTCGGGGTCTAGGCGCCGCCAGTTGTTTGTGCCGGCTGATTTGGAGCCGTTACCGGAGCCTGATGGGTTGTTGTGGACTGATCCGCGTTGGCGGGTGCCGTGGCTGAAGGGGCTGCGGCGGCCGCCGGCGGATGCGTCTTGGCCGCGGTTGATGTCGGTGCCGCATCGTCGGGCGGCCGCCTCGTTGGGCCCCGAGTTCATCGCGTGGGCTGAGGAGAGGTCGGGCCGATCGTTGCGGTGGTGGCAGCGGCTGGCGGCAACCCGGATGCTCGAGGTTGACAGTGACGACCGGCTTGTCTGGGAGACGATCTTGTTGACGGTGCCACGCCAGCTTGGCAAGTCGTGGCTGCTAAGGGAGCTGGCGTTCTGGCGGATGCATCAGCGGGAACGGTTCGGGGAGCCACAGGATGTGTTGCACACGGGGAAGGACCTGGAGATCTGTATTGAGGTGCAGCGGCCGGCGAGGGTGTGGGCGAAGCAGCGTCCGGAGTATCGGGTGCGTGAGGCGAACGGGCGCGTCGAGATCGAGCTGTTGGAGGATGGTTCGCGTTGGAAGCTGCATGCGAAGGAGTCGGTGTACGGGTTCTCGGTGAGTTTGGCTGCGGCTGATGAGGCGTGGAAGGTGAAGCCGCAGGTGATCGAGGAGGGTGTTGATCCGACGATGGTGGAGCGGGAACAGCCCCAGTTGTTGTTGGTGTCGACGGCGCACCGGATGAGCACGTCGTTGATGCTTGGCCGCCGCCAGGTCGCACTGGACGAGCTCGAGACTGGCGAGGGGATCCTGCTGGTTGAGTGGTCGGCACCGGCGGGCGCGGCGATCGATGATCCGGAGGTGTGGCGGCAGGCTTCGGCGCAATGGTCACCGAGGCGGGAGCAGACTGTGCGGGACCGGTTGGCGTCGGCGTTGGCGGGCACGTTACGGGCTGAGGATGAGCCTGATCCGGTCGAGAGTTTCAAGGCGCAGTGGTTGAACCAGTGGCCGAAGAAGCTGGTTGAGCCGACCGGTGAGGTTGAGGATTTGCTGCCCGCCGGCGCCTGGGCCGATTTGGCCGAGAAGGACGTGTTCTCGGACGGGCCGCTGTGGGTTGCGGTCGAGGACGATTTCGGGCTCGGCGCGGCCGTCGCCGTCGTCGGCAAAACCGTGGATGGGCGATTGGAGCTGGACGGGTGGCGGTACGAAACATGGCCTGAGGCGGTCGCGCAGGTGCGGCGTCTGGCCGCGTGGCGGCCGATCCGGGAGCTCTTGGTTGGCGCGTCAATGCTTGGCGCGATGCCCCGTGACCTGGTCCCGAAGCCGCGGCCGGCCGCCGGCACCGAAACCAGGACCGGGCTTGCGTTGTTTCGTGACCTCGCGATCGACCAGGAGATCGTCCATGACGAAACAACCGAGCATCTCGACCAGGTGATGACACGGGCACAGGTGAAAGAAGCATCGACCGGTTTGGTGTTGATCCCGCAACGAGGCCGCACCCACTTGGTGAAGGCCGCGGTTTGGGCTGTTCAGGCCGCCCACAAGCCGGTGCCTGTCCCCGCAATCCGTTAGCGTCTGCCGTTGGGCGGCCTGGGGGTAACTCACCAGGCCTTACGGGCCGCCCACAAACCCGCACCTGTTCCGGCGATTCGTTAGCCGTTAGGGGGGGCGAACCGAGGCGAAAGTGTCACCCAACGCCCGGTGGTCCGCCCCCCCGCCCCTGTATTCTAGGTGGCGTCACTCAACGCTAACGGAGGCAAATCATGACTAAGAGTCAATACGTGGAAGCGGCACTTTGTGCCCTGGGGGTTCTGCTCTTCGTCTGGCTGAAGGCTGCCGCCATCATCGTCGACGTGCTCTGGTTGGCCCCGATCATCATCTCGATCGAGCTCGGCGTCACCCGGCACCGCAGCGGCTGGATGTGGGGATTGTTTCTTGGCTGGCTCGGTGTGCTGATTCTCGCGATCATGCGGCCCGTCCAGCGGTCCGTGAACGACGAGGGATTCGTGGCATGAGCGACCCGATCGAGGAGGCGCTGCGGGAGGAGTGGGAGGCGCTTGGACTGATGAGTCCTCAGATGGACGACGTCTGGTACGCCGACCTCGTGTCCGACGACATCGACAAGATCCGCTTGCTTCTCGCGAACGCAGCCGAGGCTCTTGCTGTATTGCGGGCCGAACGAGACGAGGCGCTCGACCGACTCATCCGTGTCACGCGGCAGTTCAACGAGGGTGGCGATCTCCTCCTCAGAGCGCAGGATGCCGAGGCGCGCGAAGCCGGACTGCGTGACGGTTGCGCCGATTTGCGAACGTTGTTGGAGCGCGCCGAGGCTTCTGTCGTCTCCCTAAAGGAAGCCCTGCGAGGCACGACTTAAGGCTCGCTGAAAACCTTTTCGGCGGGCGGGTCCGCAAACGTTTACAGTGGTGGCCGTGTCCCGCCTGTTTTCGCGGGCTATCCGTCCGCCGTCGCCTGAGGTCCCGAACGGGAACGACCCGCCGACGGCGGCGCCGGGAACGGTGGGCCCCCCGAACGTGAATCCTGGGGATCCGCACGGCGTCACGATCACTGGCACCGACCCACCCAACACCGGGCTACCACGGATCATTCCGTCACCGTGGTCGGGCTGGCCGAGTGACTGGAACACGAGCTGGTATTCCGCCACCCGCGTCCTGGCTGACACGGCGTGGATGTGTATCGACTGGAACGCGTCGCTGCTCTCCACGATGCCGCCGTACTTGGTGGATGCGGCACCGACACTTGATGCGGACTGGATGACGAACCCGAACCCGGACGTGTACACGTCGTGGGAGGAGTTCGCGAAGCAGTTGTTCTGGGATTATCAGGCTGCCGGTGAAGCGTTCGTGATCACCGACGCCCGCTACTCCACAGGGTGGCCGTCCCGTTTCCATGTTGTGCCACCGTGGTTCGTGTCGATCACCGTCGAGGACGGCATCCGCAAGTATTCGATCGGCGGCCAGGACGTGACCGCGGACATCCTGCATGTGCGGTACACGTCGACGGTGTCGCAGGACGGGCACGGGCACGGGCCCCTCGAGGCTGGTGGTGCGCGCCTGGTTGCGGCGGCGGTGTTGGCGGAGTACGCGACGAAGCTGATCGGTGGTGGCGGCATCCCCAGTTCGGTGCTCGAGCACCCGGAAGAGCTGACAGCCGACCAGGCCGAACTGCTGCAGGCCCAATGGGTGCAAGCCCGGCTCTCGAGCATCGGTGAGCCCGCCGTCCTGTCCGGTGGTGTCACCTGGAAAGCAACGCAGATGAACCCCAAAGATTTGGCGCTGCTGGAGATTTCGCGTTGGACCGAAACGCGGATCTGCTATCTGCTGAAGGTGCCGGGCGAGCTCGTCGGTCTTGCGACGGAGGGTGACCGGCTCACCTACAAGAACATCAACGGCTTGTATGACGCGCACTGGCGGGCCGGGCTGCGCCCGATGGCGCAGTCGGTGATGGCCGCGTTGTCGTTCTGGGCGCTGCCGCGCGGGACGACGGTTGAGGTGAACCGTGACGCCTATGTGCAGCCGGACCCGTTGGAGCGTGCGCAGACCGCCCAGATCCTGAACGCGATCGTCGACAAGCAAGGCAACCCCGTCCTGACCGTCGAGGAGATCCGGACGGCCGAACGGTTGGACGACAAGAGCCCAGACCAAGCAGACGTGAGTGGGGTACTGAAATGAGCGAAGAGCAGCCGCACGGCCCGGTCTACTACCGCACAGCGACCCAGGTCGGCGTCGATTTCCCACAACGGATCATCGAGCTCGTCGTGATCCCCTACGACACCGACGCCCTCGTCGACCAGCCCTATGGCAGGCCGGTGCTGGAATCGGTTGTTCGGGGCGCGTTCGCCGGGATCGAACGGCGGGCGAACCGGATCCGGGTCAACCGTGACCACATCATCGAACGCACGATCGGCAGGGCCGTCGCGTTCCACCCATCCCGCACAGAGGGACTGGTCGCGGAGCTCCGGATCGCCCGCACGATTCTCGGCGACGAAACCTTGCAGCTCGCCGAGGAAGACGTGCTCGATGCGTCAGCCGCGTTCATGCCGATGCCGGGCGGGATGGAATGGAGCCGCGACAAGAAGAGCGTCAAGCTGACGAAGCTATGGCTGGGCCATATCGCGATGACACCCGAGCCCGCCTACGAGACCGCCCGTGTTCTCGCCGTCCGCAACAACGATGGTGGCGAGCCTGGACGCCTGGAGACGCCGAACCTCGACATCGTGAAGGCGTGGCGGCTCGAGGAAATGTATGATCGGATGGTTCGCTGAACTACCAGCCGTTGTAGACCACTGGGTGGGCCGGCTGTTGCGGGGGAAGCGACGCTCGAGCGACATGTTCGTTGTTGTCAGCTTGCGTCGAAAAGGAGACCCCCGTTATGAGTTCCACCGACAAGATGCTCACCCGGCTCGCCGGTGAGATCGAAGAGAAGCAAACGTTCATCGATGGCATCGTGCAGGCCGCCGAGAACGATCACCGTGACCTGACCTCGCAGGAGATGGAGATGGTCACCCGTTCGCGTGACCGTCTGGGCGAGTTGAACGCGCAGGCCGGCCCGATGCAGGAAGCCGCCCGGATCGCGTCGGAGTCGCGGGAACGGATCATGCAGATCGGCAAGCTCACCGACACGCCCGACACGCCACGCGAGGTGTCGTATCGGTCGGCAGGCCAGTACGTCCTCGACTACTGGAAAGGCAGCCTCGGTGCCGCCGACGCGATGCAGCGGTTGGACCTGTACAACCGGGCCGCGTCGCATCAGACGACGGCCGACAACCCCGGCCTGCTGCCGACGCCGATCGTCGAGCCGATCGTCAACTTCATCGACACCGCCCGCCCGCTCACGACGTGGCTGGGACCGCGCCAGATCCCGTCCAACTCGTGGACGCGGCCGAAGGTGACGCAGCACACCAATGTTGCGGCGCAGCCGGTCGGCGAGAAGAACGAGCTCGTCAGCCAGAAGATGACGATCAGCAAGACCGCCGTCACCGCGAACACCTATGGCGGCTACGTCAACGTGTCCCGTCAGGACATCGACTGGACGACACCGTCGATCATGGACCTCGTCATCAGTGACCTCGCCGCCCAGTACGGCATCGTCACCGAGGCCGCCCTGTGCGCCGCCTGCGTTGCCGG